AGTCCACCGTTGTTCGCACCGATAAAAATTGTCTCACTCATTTGAAGTCCTTTCTCTCTCTTGACTATACTTATACTATACAGATGTTTTCACAACAAGTCAAGTAAAAAATGAAAAAAAGTGCATAAAAAAACCCTTGTAAATCAAGGGTTTAGTAAAAAAGTTTAAAAAACTTTTGTTATTTTTTGAGAAATTTGATAAAAATAGGCGAAAAACAGCGAATCGTGATAAATCGGCCGAATCACTTATAAGACTATTGGTTTTCTTTTAGTTGACCAATCAATTTTTTTAGTTTCTTTTTTGATTTACCCATTGCTTTTGCATCTGCAATGTCATCAATATTTGAGATGTCACCTTCCACAACGACAAGACCAATCATACCCATACCTTTGTGTGGTGTACACCAGTAGTAATAGATGCCTGGGATATCAAACTGTATCTCAACCTCTTTACTATTCTTGGATTTCTTTGGTATTTCAAACCCTTCTGGGGCTGCAACGATTTCTACGTTGTGTCCTTTACTGGTTGGAATCCATTTGACAATCTGTCCAACTCCAATTTCCACAATCTCTTGTGAATATACCATCTTATTACCATCGGCATCTTTATTCAACATCTCTACTGTTGTGCCATTCATTCCATACGCTAGACTTGTAAAAAATACAAATCCAAAAATTGTCATTATAAATCCTAATGCTTTCATTTCAAGTTATCCTTTTCTAACATAAGTGCTTTCGCTTCTTCATAGTACCCTTGTCGTGCAAGTTCAGACGCTGCCCTTGCGTAACCAACTCTGGTAAAAAATTTGTTGAAGTGGATACTACCCACTTTTATATAGTGTGATATTTTATCACATATCTCACAAGTCACTTCGTATGTGTGTTTAAATACTTCTGTAGTCATTTTGATATTCTTCCTTTTGTTGTTAAGTAGTTGTTATAGAAACTAATGCAATCGTCATTAGATAAGTGTCTGGTTTCGTTGTTCCATTCAGTGCGTACATATCTGACAATTCCGGCATCTGCATAATCACTTTGGAACAAACTAAGTAGTTTGTGTATCATTTTATTACTCCACGCATTAAAAAAGGGTGCATTGCACCCTTGGATTATTTTTTTGGTTGTTTAGACGAACTTAAATAGTCCGCTTCATCTTCGGTGTAAGGCCACATGGCAGGATTCCTTTTATCTGGGATTTACACGAATATTTATAACAGTAACACTGTCCTAATTGTTGCGCTGAGGGAAAATCAGTAATGTTATTTTTGCATAGGTCTGGTGCATTATCTGAACAATTTTTCCATCTTGTTCTGTCGAGGTCTTCTCATGACCTTTTCTTTTTTGGGGGGTTCTGGTTGTGTTTCCACAGGTTTATCGGCTTTAGTAAAACGTGGTTTCTCTCGCATCTCTAGTTGATGTCGAAACATATGTCTAACGTCTGGATGGTTCTCTGAAAACCTTAACATCATTGTTATAGCAACGTATGGGTCACCCATGAAACGTAAACGATTTCCCACATAGAGTTTACCCTTGCCGTTGTCCATATCTAATACTAAATTGTTATGTCGATATATCACCTTTATGCAATCCCACAAAATATTCAGCATCCACTATAACGAGTGGTTTGTGGTTGTTTCTTTTAACCACTACCACTGGTTCATAGTCCTTACTATTTTCTGCTGCTTGAGAATATGATTGCCATATGTTTACTTTTTCTTGGTTCTTACACTCTATCGAATAGGGGAACTTCTCTCTCGCAGCCCTTGCCATAATTAAGTCTTCTCCACCAGCACCCATTGACCTTGATTCAACATCTTCTGGATGCACACCTAAATTTTCAATCAGAAGGTCACGAAACCATTGTTGTAACCTTCTGCCTTTTGCTTTCGCACTTTGCGTCTTCACTTCAATATTCTTCCTCATCGTATAAGTCATCTTCATTATCTTCTGGGATAGATGCTCCACAGAAAACACAATACGTTATTTCATAATGATGTTCTGACATTCCATGACGTACTGTAAATTCTGCATCACATTCCTCACAGGAGATAATCTTCTTACTCATATTTATGCAGCGTCCTCATACGCATCATCCCAACTACCAGTTAATCCAGCAACTTCATATTCAGTCACTCTATTCTCAAAGAAGTTGGTATGGTCTGCACCGTTAAGTACCCAATCCAACCACGGTAGAGGATTTTCTTTCACCTTAAAGTTTGGTTTAAGACCAAGTTGTAATAACCTTCTATCTGTTATATATCTTATATAGGTCTTCACATCAGACGCTTCAAGACCCTCTGGAGCACCCATCTTATAGGTCAACTGTACAAACTTATCTTCCAGTTTAACAGACTGTCGAGCCATCTCATAGATATCTGATTTGAAATCATCATCGACAACCTTTGGATATTCGGTACAAAACTGTCGGAATAATTTTGCAATACCCTCAACGTGGATAGATTCGTCACGAATAGACCATTCTACAACCTTACCCATCCCTTTCATCTTACCGAACCTCTGGAAGTTCAACAACATGACGAATGATGCAAATAGAGCAATACCTTCATTCATTACTGATTTTGCCATTGCAAGTGCAAGACCTCTGTGTGTTGATGTATTTGAATCCATCATGAAGTCAATTTTGTCTGCCATCTCTGAATACTCAAGGAATGCATGGTATTCTTCTGGTGGTAAACCAAGTGTCTCGTTCAACAATGCATATGCACGTTGATGGATTGCTTCCCTGTTCGCAAATGAACCCAACATATTTCTGACTTCATTATTCTTGAATTTTGGAATCAACTGGTCATAGTAGTTCTGTCCAACTGCAACATCAGCCTGTGTAAACAGTCTTAGAATATTAGTGATGTAATCTTTTTCTGCATTAGATACTTTAGAAGACTTCCAATCAGATACGTCCTCAGACAAATCAAGTTCGTCTTCAATCCAGTGTACCTTCTCATGTCTTGTTGTGATTTCAACTGCCCAAGGATAGTAAAATGGTTTATAAGTTTCACTAAATTTCAATAGACTTCCACCACCTCTTTTTTTGAAAAGTGTTTCAGCATATTTCATTAAGTCATCATATCCACCAATACGGTCACCATCCACAAAAATTTGTGGTACAGAGTTTACTCTGCGTACTTCAGTTGGAGCTCCAACGACTTCTTTAATACCATTGATAGACTGATAGAAGGCAAGACGCTCTTCTTCATTGTCCATCAATTCTGCACGATAATCGAATCCATTATCATCAAACCACTTCTTGGTCATTTCACAGAATGGGCAATCTGATTTAGTTACTACTCGTATTTCCATTTTTTACTTCTCCATCTATTAATTTTTATATCTTTACGCTGCTAATGGTCTTTCTGGGTTTACCCCCAACATATTACCCCATGCACCATAATAATGTCTCATACCCACTTCATCGTGGATAGTTCCATTCTCATGTCTTCCATGTAGAATGTTTCTTTTCTCTGTACCTTCACGCATCGTTGTACCTTGTCCAGCAACACCAATCAAATCTTCATGTAGGTTACGACCAAATGGCCCCCAGATTGAATTGTGATGTTTAATGCGAGTAAGTCTTTCTTCTTTCGTATCCTTCATGAGTCCATATCCTCTAAACTCAATCAGAACTTGGTTAGGCCCAAGTGGTGTTACACTATCTGAACGATATGCACTTCCTCTTAGGTTGAAGTTGAAGCCTGGGAACAAGTCAACCATGTACCACTGATTTGGTGGTAGGTTAGGAAATGATAGTTCACCCCTGTCCTCAAAACCTTCATACTCCTCATAATTTACTGTGAATGAACTTACATTCACATGACCATTATCAAATGGTATATTCTTACGAGCAAAATACTCATCATTGAATCCACTTACTCTGTTAAAGTAATGCATGAAGTCATGATAGAATTCACTGTTAGTATCATGCCACAATTTGTAATTTGTATTTATAACTGCTTTGTGATAATGAAAGACTTCCATCTCTTCAGTATCAATTGCGTCTGCAATACAATCAAACGCACCAGCAGTCCACTCATCAACACTCTGTGTGGGATTTGGGTTTAGTGTTGTCCACACCATTCCACCATGTTTAACTTCACAATGCAACTCTTTACCAAAAGTCTCATCATTCCATACCTTACCAGAAGGTTGTTGTGGGCCATGATTTAAATATGCTTTTATTGTGTCACCTGTATTCCATACTATAACATTCTGAAATGCAATCTGTGATGTCCTGTAACATCCAACAGTTGGAAGTTCACTCTTATGACAAACAGGCACCCAGACCTTACTAAAAATTTGTTCTTGTTCTTGCTCAAAAATGTCTTTGTTATTATAACATTCACTAGAGATATATTCTACGTTAGGCGTCTTAATCCAATTCTTATGATTTCTTGGTGGCATAATACCATCTCCTATACTGCAAAACTTTCACCACATCCACAAGATGCAGTTGCATTTGGATTACTCACTTTTAAAAATGAACCACCCAACTCTGTAACATAATCTACTGTGCAACCCAATACAAACATCTCTGCTACTGGGTCTATCACTAAATTTTCAACGGTAGGTTCTTTCTCTGTTACTTCCCAAACATATTGGAAACCAGAGCATCCCCCACCCTTGACTGATAAGTAAACATTTGGTTTACCTACTTGTTTTAAATATTCTCTTGCACTGTCTGTTAACTGAACTACCCTTGACACGCTACACACTCATCTTGCGATTGTGCAGTGATGTCGCAAACAGCTTGTGACTCATAGTCTTTCAATGCATTCCTTTCTACCTTTTCAGATACATTCTCTGCACGTTGACTAGTTTCGGTTCTTAAATAATAAAGACCTTTACAACCAGACTTCCATGCGTTGTAGTGTACTTGATGTAGATACTTTTTCTCTGCACCAGCAGGGAAGAATAGATTTAGGGATTGACCTTGACATAAGAATCTTTGTCTGTCACCACCCTGTTCTACTAGTTTATTCTGGTCAACTTCAATAGCAGTTTTGAAAACTTCTTTGACCTCATCAGATAAAAACTTTAAGTGTTGTACAGAACCACCATTAGTAATAATGTCGTTCCATACCTTATCTGTATTCTTATCAATCTTATCAAGTTCTTCTGCAAGATACTTGTTCTTTACTAAGTGTGACCCTGCTCTGGTTCTATGTGTATATGCATTTGCTTTCAATGGTTCAATTGATGGTGAAGTACCACATATGATAGAACTGTTTGCATTCGGAGCGATTGCAAGTAGATGTGCATTACGTCTACCAGTACCTTCCATGTCTGGTGCCTCACCTTTTATCATACCCAATCTAAGACTTTCTGCAACTGCTTGTTTTTGAATATGTTGAAACACAACTGCATTCCATACGTCTGCTTGACCACCATCAAATGGAATTCTCTTCTTGTTTAAGAACGAATGCCAACCCATCGCACCAAGACCAATAGAACGCTCTTGTTCAGCAGAATATCTTGCACGACTAATATCATCTGGTGCATTGTCAATAAAGAATTGTAACACATTGTCCAAGAATCGAACAAGGTCAGCAATCATTTCTGAATGTTTCCAATCGTCAAATAATTCGACATTGACTGAAGAAAGACAGCATACTGCGGTTCTGTCTTCAGATGTTGGTAAATGTATCTCGTTACAAAGATTAGAACCATGAATTTTTAACCCCTTGTCTTTTTGAGTTTGTGGCAACGCACGATTAGCAGTGTCGATAAAGTTCAAGTATGGTTCACCTGTACGATATCTCACCTCTAGAATTTGTTCCCACAACTTCCTTGCTCGCATAGTCTCACGAACTGTGTCATCATTGGGGTCTTTCAAATCCCACCACTCATTTCTTTCTACTGCTCGCATGAACGAATCAGTAATGTTAATAGCATGGTGCAAGTTAAGGTTCTTACGGTTTACATCACCAGTAGGAACTCTCATGTTTAAGAATTCTATGATGTCTGGATGAGAAACATCCATGTAAGCTGCATAAGAACCTTTCCTTGTCTTACCCTGTCTGTATGCCGTCATGTCTGCATCAACGGTATGCAAGAACGGCATAGGGCCTGGTGCTTTGTCAGACACGGCACGAATATCACTCCAGTGTCCACCAACTCCACCACCCTTCACAGAAAGCCAACGTAGTTCCGCCGTATGGTCAATAAGACCTTCCAACGAATCTGGTACATAAGTTAAAAAACAAGAAATAGGTAATGCCTTGACTTTCTGGCCAGGCATTGGTGCATTAGATAATACAGGTGATGCAAACATGAACCACCCCTTAGAAACGTAATCGTAAATTCTTTGTGTAAGTTTTATATCGTCATATGAATATGCAACTGCTGCTCTTGCAAATGCTTGTTGTGGACTATCTTCACCATCAACGCAATAATAATCTTTCAGTAATTTTTGTGCTTGTTCTGATAATGTTTTGTCTCTATCTAAATCAATAGATAAACCCAAGTACTTAGAGTCCTTCACCATTGGGAACTCCACAATCTCTGCTGTTTGCATTTAATAACTCCTATATTTTTTTCCATGTTTGAAGGGCAACCTTTGCTGTTAATCCTTGAAGGGTATTGTTATGTATAATTTCCATAATCTCTGGAGCGTCCATTCCAGATAAAATCATATCGTTTATATCTTTTTGTCGCACATAATCTGGCCACACAACAACCCTATAACCTTCATCAACTGCCTGTTCAATTTGTTTAATTACTTCCCTGTTCCTTGGTTCATTATCTGGAACAAGAACTGCCTTATCTTTGTATTGAGGTACACGCAAATCACTTTGAGCCACCGCAATACAGTTTGGTATAAAAAGACTATCAATAGGGCCTTCCACGACAAAAATATCCCTAGAAGTGTCCACCCTATCAAGTCCAAATATTTTAGGTACACTCTCATCAAGTCTGATAGTAATGTACTTTGGTTTTTCTTTCCCAAACGCTCTCCCTTGATATGCAAATATATCACCATTGGAATCACGAAACGGAATTACCATCCTTGGGTGGTCGCCCTCCAAGGTTGGGAATTTATTTGGAACTAACTCGTTAGTCCAAGAATAAAACTGATTGCACAAGAAGATATCAGTATCATTAGGAATTCTTCGGTCTTCAATGAACCGATAAGCAGGATGCTTTTTTCCAATTTCTCTAAAAGATTTGACATTTTCAAAGATACCCTTTTGTTTAAAAACAGGTTTCGGTATATCGAATTTTGGATTCTCGACATGACCACCCCTACCTGTTGCGGTGTGACCTTCTTTGTACCGTTCTAATATATAGTCATCATGAACCTTAGAGTCTATGTGTTTTACCAAATTAGATAAATTAGTTCCCATACTACAATTATGACATTTGTAGAACAGGTCGCTCTTCTTGCGAAAGACAAATCCTCTTGCCTTGGACTGACTTTTTTTGGAATCACCACAAAACGGACAACGAAAGTTCCAGAGATAATCGCTCTTCTTCTTGAACCGTTGTAGTCTATGTGATATTAGATTAAGATATTTTAGGTCTATGTACATACTCATAAGACAGAGTATATACAGTTATAGGTTGATTGTCAAGACTTTTTGTAAAACAAATCCTATAACGATTGACCCACCGATAATGAGCCATCTCCACTTCTCAAGAACACCCACTCTAGTGGATAGTTCTTCTCGCATTTTACGAAAGTGTTCTTCTTCTGTTTTACTATGTGCATTCATTTGTTCGACAAGTCTACGTTCCATATCACCCATAGACTTGTGAGTATCCTTTGCATTAGACGTAATACGAGAATGTAACTCCATTATATTTTCAGTAAGTTTTTTCTCTTGTTCGTCCAATGCTTCTTCCTGTCTAATTAGTTTCTCTTCGTGTACTGCCATGATTGTATGAAGGGAACTTGATACATCTGCTATTTTTTCAATAGCAGTATCAAGGCGGCCGTAGATGCCTTTCATGTCATCCACCTCCCTTTTCAACAATGCAATTTCAGTTTCCACAGACAATTACTTGCCCCCTTTTCCTGGCGCCCCTTGAGTAAACTCAAGTATACTTCCAGTTTCATCAATTAAAACTTCTAGTTTTTGACAACTGATTCGTGTACCAGTTGTACTATTTGCGTCAATTGTCATGTTTCTTTCCATAGTTCTTTTTGTCGATAAACATTCACTTAAACCATCTCTAACCGTGTACTCGATTAGTTCACCACCACTCATATACAATAAAAGTACAAATTCTACTACTTTCATGTTAGTGCGCTTTCTGCCCGTTTACCATTTTATCTTTTAGTGCATCAATTTGTGTTTCTAACTTTTGAATTCTTGTTTCATAAAATTCTAGTGTCAACTTCTGTTGTTGGTCAAACGGTGCTTTTCCTGTTTCTATTTCTACTGTTAGTTTTTCTAGTTCTCCAGCAATATGTTCTATTAACATAAATTGTTCTGCGTCTGCTGGTAACGCACCCATCTCTCCCCTCGGCCATTTAATTCGGAATTCAGTATTCTTTTCCAAATCAGAGGACATAAGAGTTTGCTCGGTTTCTAAATTATTTATTCTTTCAATGATACCAAAATACGCCCAAGTTGCAATTGCAGCTCCAGCGATAATAGATAATATATTTCTCAAAGGCATTGCCACTTGAGTATCATCTGACACATTTGTAGTATTCTTACTCATATCACTTCTCCATTACTATTTAGGGATTGTCAAAACTTTGACAACAGTAATTATTTGACAATACCCTGTGTCAAAATTACTTACTAACCTCGACCTCTTCATTTCTTTTTCTATGACCGTTCCACGCAACGAAACCACCAAGTCTTAAAGCATAGTATGCTAGGTAGTTAAGGAAGTGAAAACCATTTTGTTCAATATTAATATCTCTGAAAATTTGGTCTGCTTGTTTTTGAGTAATCTTACCCATTGTTTCTTTCTGACCAGACTTGAGTAGAGTTGCATATTTGTATGCATAATCATGTACAAGCCCACCCATAAGAAGAACACCTGTCGGTGACAACCATGTGTGTAGAAACTTAGGAATGGATGCTCCGTCAAATCTAAAACCCTGTGGGATAATATACTTTTCACCCATGATAGTAAATGACCAATCATCTGCAACTTCCCAGTGTCGAGTACCAGTTAACCACATCCAAATCGCACCCCAAAATCCTTTGCCTGCGGTTGGTATTGCAATCGGTCTTAGTTGTGGCATGACATTATATTCAAACCCAACTCTTTTCTTTTTGTTATCAACACCACACATATTAATAATAAAACCTACTGCAATTAGTATACCAACTACAGTAAACTGCCACCATGTTACTGCTAAATCAATAACGATATTAATCATCTGTTCCATCTATCTTCTCCTCTGACGGTTTGACCGCCTCCTCATAATAGAGTATAATTTGTTTTTGTTGTTCAATATACCTTCTCAGTTCTGCAAAGTTCTTTGATAGGTTTTCATAATCTTTGACAGATATTGCAATATACGAATCTGCACCGTTCTTTGTCTCAAACTCTTTTTTGAATTCTTCAAAGTTTTCATCTGGTGAAACAACATATATCTTAACGTCATTCATTCGCACTTGTTTAGGATGAGGTACAGTTGGTATCTGTCTCTCAATCAACTTAGTCTGTACTACTATTTGTTTTTCTGGTTTGAACGTAGAACAACCACTAATCAGTAGTGTTGTCGCCAGTAACAGACTCAAGGTCATCCCAAAGTTTATCTGTCGCATTTTGCATCCTCTTTTCAATCAACCCAGGCTTCTTGTTTGCAAGATGGGTTAGATTATGTTTGTTTAACGTATTACGCAACTGGTCACCATACTCTTCTGACTTTCTTAAATCCTTGTTTAGTTGGTCAGTGAGTTCATTTAACCTTACACTGTTTTCTGTCATCTTTGTGATAGTTGCTTGGTTCTCTTCATTTGCAACCTCTAACTTTGCATTATTATCACGCAACTGTGCGATTGTCATCTGTGTTTGTGTATAGTAAGACTTGGCGGCCCATGCGGCACCGCCAAGTAATGCAACCACGAATATAATTGCGTATAGTCTAATCATTCTTTAGGTGCCTTTGTTCCAAACATTCTTTCATAAGATGGGTCATTAGCATAATCATCTGCCCATCTATTTTCAGTGAATGTTGCAAAGTCAATTAAGTCAGTGATATCTTGATAGTTCTGTGTTACAAACTCATCAGTTTCCTTTAACTTTGCTTTTAAGTCTGCGATATCACGTTTCATATTGATATCATTCTCCATAGTCATTCGACTTGTGAGTTCAGACACCTGTTCATTCAACTGTGAAATCGTCTGCGCCTGTTGTGCAGTCCACCATACAAAGGCAGATACTTGCAACACAATCGCAATCAATACACCAATACTAAATTTCATATTCATGATAGTTTCCTTTTAATCCATAAGACTAGAGCATACACAACGATACCATATAGTGTTGCAACTCCAATGTCTAATAGGTGTTCACGCATATGATATATAAACTCTATCCCTGCTTGAACGTCACCCATGTTTCCAGCATCATCAACGACAATGCTTTTTACCGAACCATCTGTATCAAACTCTACAGCAGTTCTTTCTGTTTCTGACTGAATATCACTCATTCAGATTTCCAAATTGTCCAGATACCCCATGCGATTGCAATACCAGCAGCAATCTTTGCAAGTGGTGCCATGAATAGAATCATAAGTCCTAGTCCAATGCATACTGCACCATCCCAAGATGTTCTTTCACCAACTCTGTTTTTTATCCAATTTATCATTTTAGTCTCCTATATTGCTCAAAGGCAAGTTTTGTATTACGAGTTTTAAAGTCCTTCTTACGCATAATTGTTTTCGCAACAAGTTCTAACTCACCCCCTTTGAGATTTAATGCAAACGGCATATTTACATCTGTTCGCATATCATTTAACACCGCTTCGGCATCAGGCCCAAGTTGTGCTATCTTCTTTCCATACTTCTTAAACGACTGTTTGAAAAGTCTGGTAAGTTCGGCAGTAGTAATCTGTTTCTTATTTCTTTCGTCATTCACCCTGTCGAGAAAGTGTCGAGTGAATTCAACGTCTATACCAACAGCACCAAACAATTTGTCTGCGTACCTCTCTAGTTGGTCTAAATCTGTTTTGGTAATTTCTTTTTGTGCATGAAGGTCAACGATTGGATTCATCGTACCAAGACCAGCAGTTACCGCATTCGCACTTAGGTCTGCGATTGGTTTCTGAAAATTATATGCAACTTCTCTAAAAGAGCGCATAACATTACTTCATTACTACAGAAACCAGTTTCATCAATTGTGACTTACCACCTTTATTGATAATGTCCATCATCTTTTTCTTGGTATCTGGTTTAACTTGGTCAAGAGCCTGTGTCAATGCAGACGCAGTGAAAAGGTCGATACGCATAGTACCATCCTTCATCTTGATTTTGTTATTCTGTTTGTTTTTTACGATGTTCTTTAGAATTGCAATGTTGTCTTCTGCAAGAAGATGTTCAACTCCAAAATTGTCAGTGTTCTCTTGAACCTTCTTTGCAAGTTTAGATTCTCTTTTTGCACGAAGCGTTTCCATACGTTTGATAAAAGATTTTGCGTCTTTAGTTCTACCATCGTATAACTTTTTCTTTTTCTTCTTAACAACAACAACTGAATTATCATCACCAGTACCAGCGACAGAAGCACCTGTTGCATTTACTGGTGCATCTTCATTCTTAATCCCAAGTGTTTCATCGTTGTAAAAGTTTTTCATAATATCTTGAAACTTTAAACTCATAACTCTAAATCCTCTATTCCTACTGCTTTAATGTCTTCTGCACTTACAAAGATTTTACTCTGTGTTGGCATATGAATGACAGGGAATACATCTACTCCTAAGATTGTGTCTTCTGGTGCGATTGCTTCAAAAGTTTGAACCTCATCACCTTCTAACGCATCTGGTGTTTCTGCATCTTCCTCATCAAATGCAATATTGTTTGTTAACTTATATATACCTTTTGGTAACTTACCATCCTCTAGTGTTACTTCCTCTGCAATCGTATCGTCAAGTTCATATCCATTTTCTTTTAGATACTTGAGGAATTCCTTTTCAAACATTTGTGGGTCTTCTACCCCTTCTTTGAAAGTATCCTTGAGTAAGAATAGTGCTGCAGCATATGTACCAACTTTGGTACGCAATCCAGGCACCTTCTCAAATAGTTTCTTAATATTGAAAACTAATTTGTGAAGAACCGTATATGCATTTTTCTCTGCAATTGTTCTTAATGTAGTTGGTTTATTTGTACCTGGCTCAACAATACGGTTTCCCTTATTGTCAATGATACCAAGTTTGAACGCTTCCGTCTTTTGAAACGGAGTCGTTAGTAACTTAATAAACCTGTACGTTACAAATAAATCTATCGCTCTACCCATTATAGTTTCCTTAAAACTCCAGAAATAAACAAATCTTCCATAACATCTGGTAACTCCTTTTCTGGTAGTATACCCAGAAAATTCATGAAAGACTTTAAGTGAGGCCAGTACTCTTGTTCAATCTTGAAAAACAACAAGGTTGAACACGCATCTGCCCCAAACACATTATTCAGTACGATTATGTGATTGAGCAATAACCTCTCTTTCAATATTCCGTGTTCAGTATATTTTCTCAAGAGTCTCTTGATATACTTGAACCGTTTCATATCATCGTGAAATTCTTTTTCACCTTCGCACTGTGGATTGTCGTAATGTTTTAGTGCGAACATCATCACATTTTCATTGGTTATTTTATCAAACATAATTACATAATCTTTGCTAGAATTCTATGCGTTCCCCCACTTGTTCTCTCAAATACAAAGTTTAATGAACGTCCACTCTCTGGTTGGTCATCAAACTCATCAATTGGTGTATCTGCACTTTTACCAAATGCACCACCGTATTGAATTAGAGGAACAGATACTTCTCCACTTTCCTCAGTAAATTGAACATCACCAAAGTGAAGACCAACTCGCATGAGTTTTTGTCTCATCTCACTAACTGCTTTTTCTGGATTAAGATATTCTCTATCTGCAACTGCACCAACATATGCATTTAATCTTTCGATAACTGCATCACTGGTTAAGTCACCAAGCATCATATCTCCGTCTACAGGTTCAGAACCTTCTTTTACGAATTGATTAAACGTCTTCATCATCTTCTCCATGTTCCTCACCGAAACCATCTTCGTTTGGATTGACTTCAAGAATTTCTTGAAGAGTTTCTTGTTTTTCTTTTTTGGTTTCTGCTACTGGTTCTACAGGTTCAACTTTTTTCTCTGTAGAAGGCATTGGCATTCCACCAGCTCCATATCTAATTGCTTCCATTTTTAACTCCTTAGTTTACAACTGAACCGTTACTTGCAATCACATACCACTTACTATTGGTAAAGATACAAGTTGCAGATTCTCCAATTGCGTTAAATTGCAATTGTGCAGAACCAGTTGCGGTGCTACCCCAATTGGTTACAGTTACACGATAAGAAGAACCAGACGATGGTGCAACAGTCATGACAATAATTTTGACTTGACCATTTGTACCGTCACCTAAAGTTCCAGTTGCCGTTGTGTTTGTAGACACACCACTCAAATCAACGAGTGTAATTGAAGTGGTTGTATTAGGTGCAACACTACCTGTAATAGTTTGTGCAGTACCATCCAACGCAACGTATGTTGGAATGTTATTGAACAGGTTTGCAACACTAATCTTTTTATTAACTGGTGTACCAGTTGGGTCATCAATTACATGAATTAAATCTTCAGATGCAATTGCATTTCCCAAATCGGTCAACGCAGTGATTTTCTTATCTGCCATTTCTTATCTCCTATAAACCATCAACTCATCACCGCAGCGGCGACATCGTTTGCACCTTTTTTCTTTTTAGATGCAGATGGAATGCTACTGGTAACATTTTTATCGTTACCATCATTTAATTGTTGTAAGAACAAATCACACTGTTGAATTGCACCACTTACGGCATAAATCTGTGCAGTGATATTTGTCTTCTTTTGTTCCAACTCATTGAGTGCAGACTTGTGTTGAGCAAGTTCTGCATCCAATGTTTGTTTTCTAATATTAATTTCAGTTTCAGTCAATGCTGACATATTATATCTCCATGATTTAAAATTATATAACTACTTATGAAGTCACAGTTCGTGTTTGTGCAGTTGCACCAGTTGTTACAAGTGAAACAGCAGAACCAGCCATTACAGCAGTAGCAGATTGTGTTAATCCTGTACCAGCAAGTGTAATAGTTGGTGCGTCTTCATAACCAGCACCAGCGGCGTTCACTGCAAGTGAAGCGACAGCAAGTGTCAAGTCAAATGTTGCACCAGAACCACTACCAGTATTTACTGATTGTTGTGCAATTCCTGTAACAC